TCAAGAAGTGAATCTGCTCTATCTCTATCAATAAATGATTGTGGTTTATTCATTAGACGTTTCCTTTCATTTTACCTCATGGGATCTAGTCCCAAGTTACTCAGGTGACAAGCACCTCATTGTTCAGGGTTGAAATTATTTGTGAGTTCTTTTTAACTCTTGTAAGTAAGGGTTAGCAGGCTCTTTTTTCTTCTCTGAAAGTTTTGGTTGTGGGGCATCAGCTTTGACCTTACGCTGTACGAATGCCTCCTCTTTAATAACACTAAGTCTTTCTTTTTCTTTTTTATCAAAAAGTCTCTCAGTGTATTCGAAATTTTCTTCAATAAACTTAGGTGATTTATCACATAGAATACGTAACATATACTCCTTCTTCTTACCAGTTAAGTGTGAAGTTTTAGACTCTAACAATAAATCAGCTTTGGTTTTGGTATAAGCTTCTTTAAGAAGTCCGTTTTCTCTCTCAAGCTTTGCAACTTTTTGCGCTAGATGATCAATTTGTGATTTACCATCTACAACAGCTTCTTTAACTGACTCAGACATAAGGGAAGAATCAACAGCAAGAACCTTTCTTAAGTTAGCAAGAACTTCACGAGATGTTCTATTCTTAGTTGCTTCTTCAATAGCTTGAGCTGGAATAGCTTCATCAATATACTCTTCTAAATAATCTGATATACTTTCAACTAAAGTAGATTTAAACTTATTGGCTCTTCCATTAAGTTCGCCCTCATAACGCTTTACAACAGTAATAAGTTTATTAGCGTTATTATGATCAACAGCTTCAACAACTCTTTTAAGCTTGTCTGTATGGTCTTTATCAATTGCACCGACTAACTCTTCAAGTTTTTCAGCATAAAGCTCATCTTGATTCGTTAAAGCAGCTTCAACTGATAATTGAATTTTTTCTTCGATAGCAGTTTCTATTTCCTTAACAGAGTCTTCTGTTAAAACTCCTGCTGCCTGTTCTGGTAATGCTTCTGATTTCTTCATGTTTAAAAGAGTGGTTTTTCTGTTGCGCGGTCGATTCTTTTTGTAATTTTATCCTCGACAACGCTCTTTAAATATTTATGTGCCTGGGCATAATTTTTCTTAGAAATATGCTCAATGACCTTAATAATCTTTAATTTTTCTTTGCCCATAATATTATTTATTAAATTGATCTAATAAAGCTAAGAATTCTATCACGTAAAAAGGTATCTACATCCTTTTTAGGTAATCTTTTTAGTGATTTTTCGAAATTTTCATATACTTCCTCGTATTTATCATCACCAACAACAACCCATTGCTTTGATTCTAAGATACCATTAACAAAAGCTTTTGGATATGACGGGTCTGCTACGCAGTCAATAGCTACTAGTTTCATGTTTTTTACTGTACTATGATCGCTGCTTTCTTCAAGTGTACCTAAAGCACGAGAAGACATACCAACTTTTACACCATCGTTAATTAAAGCCCTAACTATCTGACCACATGGTGTTGTTAAAACTTTTGATTTACCATAAAAAACATTTCCATCTTGAGTTAGCTCTGTTACAATGTGACAGGCTCTTTCAAGGTCAACATCTGCTGTAGTTGGATGGTTTAACTCACCCATCGCCCTGCCTGGTGTTACCATTTCTTCCATATAACGCGCAGTTTCTCTTTCTAATTCTTTTAATGGATACATCCGGTTGTTTCTATTGACACCCTCTGCCATCATATATGGGCCTTTTATAAATAAATTTGAAGGCGAGTTTCTATCTACTTCTTCTTCAATGTATTCGAACTCATCATTTACATCAGGTTTTTCAACAACCAAGTTAAGTTTTAATGCCATATTATTATTTAGTCACCCCTTACGATAAAGCTCCTTTTCTGTAATAATTATGAAGGTAAACCCAGATTTTTTACAATATTCCCGAGCTGCTTTCCACTTTGCTTGATTTGTTATATACATTTTTTGTTCGTATATCAAATGCTGCTTCTTTCTATACTTTGTTTGAGGTGGTTTTGTCTGTTTAGATGGTTTTATTTCAACAAGATAATTTATTACCTCATTACCTTCCTTTATAGAGACAAAATTATCTACATAATACTTATGTACTCTATTGTCTAGAGGACTTTTATAAGGAACAATAACGTTTTCACTGCCCCATTTTAGGACGTTTGGACTTGTATCGCAAAATCTAAAGAACTTTAACTCTAATCCTGATCTATATACTGCTTTTGAACCAATAAATTTTTCAGAATTAGTTGGAGTAAAGATGCCTTGTCGCCACTTTTTTCTCATCCTACAAAGAACATTGGTGGTTCTGTATCCCCAAACCCAGGTGATGCGCCTTCTAATAATTTATTTTCAAGTTCAGATTTTTTATCTAGGCCCTCTTGAAGCATATCGTAGTTCAATGCACCACCACCAAGTAATTGTACGCTACCAAACTTACCTCTAACGCGTCCTATAGTTATCATACTTAACGCAAGAGCGTATTCATACACCCATTGCTCCATAATAACGTCTCTTATAGGTTTTTCGAGATAACATCCAAGAACTCCATAAAATCTATCTCCACCTGGCTGTGGATACATCTGCATATATTGTGTCCTGGGATCGAATTTTATATCTCTTCGAATTGCTAATAACTTTTCTCTTGTGTCTATCCATTCTTTTAGTGTATACCAAGATACTAAATCAAAGCCATAGTTACCCATTGCATAACTAAAATATGTTTGTTGTGCTAGTGTTTGTTCTAAAGTAAATAGTGTATTAATACCGGTTGTTGATCCCTCTTCAAAGTCAATAACATCTACTACCTTTCTATATTCCATTACATCGTAATCAAATACATTTTGATAGTAAAGAGCGTTAGTCTCTTCACCCTGAAATGTTATAGTTTGAGGAGGTGAAGCTTTAAAGAAAGCACTAAGACCTGGTTTAAATGAAGTTATATCCCGGTAAAGTGAAGTATCAAACACTTGAAATGCTTCTATACCTGCACCTAAAGCTGATGGATTTGCAGTAGACCCGGCTGTTACAGAAGCAAACAATGATGATAGTGAGTTAATTCCCCCACCGTGAGGTGGCCCAACAAAGTTTGTTGCACTCAAAGACGACATTGCTACATATACAGAAGGTAGATTTGTCTGTGGGTTACCTGTACCGGTTGCTAGCTGAGTTCCGCTTAAGGCTCCTTTAGCACCGCTTAATAAGTTTGGTGGTTGTGATCCATAAAACTCTGGACCCGGTCCTAATGGATTCGTACCTGCTACTTGTTTTACTTTTGTATCTAAATCTGTATTAGCTAAAGTATAAAGAAAATCTAATCTAATACCTTTATTAGTTTCATACATGTCAGAATCGAATATTAAATACTCTCTTGTATAACCAGCGTATTTTGTAAAGTATTCAACTGCTATCTGAACGTTTTGTCTAAGTTGATCGGTATGAATCTCTAAACTTATTAAAGGATAACCTAGAGATCTCTTAATTCTATCACCCAGTTGATCGTATGTTTTAATTTTGCTATTTAAATTTGTTGATAAAAATGCAGAAAGCGGTTTAATATTGCATGCAAGTGCCATAAAATTATTTATTCAGGCATAAATAAATATATGGCGACACCAACGAAGAATACTGGAAGTGAATATTTTAATATAAATCAGTGCAGATCATATAGCATGCGATTAGCTGCTACTACTCTAACATGTCTTTCAAGTACCGATCTCGGTGGTATGGGGGCTGGGCAACCCTGTTCTGAAGTTATTATAGTAAATAAAACCGGTGGTAATTTAACTATTTGGGATCAAAATTTTGGACCATTTGCCTCTGGATCACCACAAGGAGCTAGAGGTTCCCAAGGGTTTGTATTAGCAGATAATGATCAATTTACTTTTAGAGGGTTGACAAACGTCAATGAGGTATCTGCATTTGCAGCATCAACAGGTCCAATTTACTATAGAGCTCAGTTCTTTAGTAGTAATCCTGCTCGTTAAACTACAGCCGGCTCTTCTACTTCAACTTCAGTTTCTGCGACTTCCTCTGTATCGGCTTCACCGGTATCAGCCGGGCCTCCTCCAAACTCTGGTATAGCTCCACCTCCACCGCCTACACCAGCTCCTTCACCACCGACAGCAGCTGCATCACCTTCAGCTAATTCACCTGCTAGTGCTTGTTCTTTCCATGCAGGTCCTGCAGCAGTAATTTGAGCTAACTCCCACTGCAGTTCAGCATCTTTTCTTAAGAATTCCCTGTTAGCTAGAATATCCTTATCTTTCCACCCAAGATATTTTTTCTGCGCGTATGTTGCAGATACAAACTCATTACCAGCTAAGTTAGTATAGTTTCCAGACTTAAGTTCAAGTCTTTGATTTTCTCTAAGCTCATAAAAATTAGTAGGTACATTAAACTCAATCTCTAAATTTTGTTCATTGAGTTCTAATTTTTCAAAAATACCCATTAATGTCAGGTGGGTAATAAATCCTTTTTTAAGACCAGCTGCAAACCTTTGCTGTTGTCTTATTACAAAACGAGCAAACTTAAGTTCTTCTCTCAATATTGATGTTCCAGAAGCTTCAACTTGATCCTGTGGATCTAATCTCGCTGTCGGTACTTTAAGAGCTCTATAGAGTTTCTTAATAAAATACATTAAGTCAGATAACTCGCCTAAATTTTGACCACCGGCTAATTGTCTAACGTCAGTCCCCTCTGAACCTTGTCTCTTGGCAAACCAAAATGCATCAAGCATAGATTGAGGGTTAAACTTTTTAACAACATCATTTTGATCTACATCAAACGTTTTTCTAGACCAATATTGTTGAATTAATTTTTTAAGATATGCTTCAGCTTTAGGCGGTGGCATATTACCAACATCAACGTTAAAGACTAATCTTTCTGGCGCTCTAACTAAGCGATAGATAACAATTGCATCTTCAATCAATGATAGCTGCCTATAAGGGCGTCTTGCATTCTCCAAGAAAGGTATAATAAAGTTCTTTGTTTCGTTATATACACCAGAATTAACATACATAATCTGGTTTTGATCCATTGGTATAAATTCAACCTTTTCTACTTTTTGAGGTTGTGATGGACTAAAAATTGGCTTTCTGTATATATACCCCTTAACAAGCATATTTTGTATATTATTGTATACTGGATCTATAATTTCAGCTGGCAGATTAATAACACCGAGTACCCCGTCTTTAACGTAACCTTCGTGAATTATCTGCTCAAAGAAAACCTCTCCCTCAACCATCATTTGTCGAAAATATTGCCAACCTTTATTTTTAAGATCGTAATATTCAACATACCTATGAAATTGTTTTTCTACTTCAGCTTTTTCATCTATCGTTAAATCAATGTCTTTATAGTGTAAGCTTGTAATCCACCCAGTCTCATCAGGGTTAATCATTTCATCGCAAATTTCATCTAACGCATCTGAGATCTCAGAATAAGCTGCCATTATTCTATAATCGCGAAGTCTCCCAGCTTTATCGTCTTGTATGTTAGCATACATGACATCACCAAAGGATGAGTCTTTAGCAAAATCACCTATAGGTATATTATTATAAGGGTTAGAAGAGGAAATAGAAGCTTTAGCTAAAGCTTCAGCTCTTCGCATTCCTGCTTTCTGAAAAACTTTATACTTCGGATTTAATGCATCATTTTCACCACGGCCATCTGTAGCATATGGTAACCTATTTTGAATGTACTGTATAAGACTTCTTCCAAAAGTTGATGCACGACCGTCATTAGTCACATAAGAGCGATTTTGGTCTGAGCTTGTTGATGATCCGGATCCAGGCATTTATATATATTTATGTTAATTTAAGGATAGAGCTACTGGCTTGGTAGGAAGTTGCCCACCCAGCTTCATTACCAGTAACGATTGTAAACTCACCAGCCTTGGCAGCGCTGAGAGAAGATAAAGGAAAAAAGAAATTGACTACATTATCATTGACAACCTTATAGAAATTTTCACTAAGTTCATATCCACTAATAGTTGGATTCTTAGCTGAAGTTATCGCTGTAAAATTCGTAAAGAAGTTATCAACGTAAGAACTTAAATAAAACTTATTATTTGCATCTAATCTTTTACCATAAAGAATAAAGTTATTATTTGTACTACTCGGATTTGTACATGATAAAATATTTGTAACAGTTCCTTGCGGGTAGTTGTTAAGTGGAAAATAAGTTCCTGTTGTTGAATAAAAAATATTAGTAAACTCTGGTATACCTGAGACGGTTATTGTTTCTGTATAGTTTGTTGGTACACTATCATTAAACCCAGAAAGACTTGGATAACCTAATTGTTGATATGTGTTATCTTGTACAGGTATGGTTGGATCTAGAGGCGAATAAATTTTGTTTGCTAAGTCAACAGCAATAAAATTACTATCAACTTTATAAACACTACCTTGTGTACTTTTTTCTTCTGGGAATAACCACCCTTTAATTGTAAAAGACGTATCAACAACTACTCTAAATTTATCATTATAGGTTGTATCTGTTGGTGTTGTATAGGCTAAATCACCACTCCATAATACTTCACTTCTTATCTCTTGCGGGTATTGCGCTCCAAAATCAGCTGGCACCTCCCAGGTAAGTATAATATACGGATTATTATATGGTACAAAGTTTGATACAATTTGATCCACGTCTTGCATATATCTTGCAAGAATTGACATACTAACTTCTAAATTAACCGGGACAGGCATTAAAAACTTCGAAGCAGATTTTGGATTTTCTATTTTTTGTGCCGGTACATATGATGGAGCTAATTTATTAAATACTCTATCATTATCTCTTGATATACCTGTTAAGTTAACAGCTACAACAGGCAATGTTATGTTCTGTGCCTTGTTTATAATATCATACATTACCCGTTGCTTAGGAGCAAATACATAACGGACTTCAATATCACTTGCAGGATTTCTATCTTTATTAAATCTACTGATAACAGTATCATCAAACGCAGCTATAAACTGTGTTAGTAAGTCTTTAATTTCAAAATGAAACGCTCGGTTCTTCATGCGTACTTATATATTTATTACAGAAACCTGTCAATGAAATATTTTGGTAATTTATGCTTATTATTTACAACACTCTCTACAACAGCTCCATCTAAAATATACGTAGTACAATGGTCTTTTTTAGAGCGTACCCCTCGACCACAAGATTGAATTACTGAACATAACATTTTATTAGAATACCAATTAAAATCATCTTTCATTAATCTTTCTATTCTCTTATCTTTAGTTGGTAGGTAAGGCGCTTTTATAATAATTTGAAATCTCGCTAAATCATCCTTTAAATCAACCCCATGAGACATAGAAGGAGATATTAAAATCGTCGGTTT